TTTTTTTTTATTTTTTTTTTTTTTTTTTTTTTATTTTTGGGAAGCAAACAACAAAACAATTGGCAACAGAAAATACAGTCGCCAACTTAACATGTTTCATTCCACACAACATGAAAGAATCATGTACGTGTGTAGTTTGTATTTTCTGAACTCATACGAGTAGTCTTCAGATATTTAGATATCTGGAAATAGTGGTAGGCCTAAGAAAAAGATACAATGCGTATCTTCTGCCCAAGCATAACGGACCCAGCCACTTCCATCCATTGCAAACCGAAAGACTGCATCAGGATAGATAGTGTCACCTCGACAATATTGGAAAAGATTGAGGTCCGAATAGACAGCTTCAGCTTCTGGCGAAAGCGAAACGTAGTGTGCAGCACTAGCTGCTCCGAAACTATTACCAAGACTGATACTAGTTCCGGTTTGATGAGAAACTCTAACTCCACCTCGAACACCGAGATAAGCCATCATTATCCATGAATGAATAGCAGGACTAGTGACTAGTGGGGAGTGACAGAACTGGAACATCACTGGGGCATTGTTACTCGTTATTCTGATAAACCTTTTGCCCAAAGCGCGGAAAGATGTACATTGGTCGCCAGTATACATCAGTTTCAGATCATTGTGTGAAAAGTTTCGATGTCCAACTGTTGCTTCGGGGATAAAGATCTTCACACCTGTGGGTTGACCTTTATCACGCAGTATAGAACGGTAAAACTCCTCACCTGATTGAACAATTTTCTTGCTCTTATTGTCTGTCAAGAGACTCACACTATCAATCCGTTGTGATCTCTTGTTTCTTTGAGGACGTTCGGCTTCTTCCTCATCATCATCATTATGGACACCTCTTCGTTTCGATTCGCCGAAGATGTCCTTGAGTCTTCGATTTGTTGCTATGTCTGGCAAATCACCAAGTGACACAATCGCAAAAAGTATGGATAAACCATATTCGTTATTTGCGGAATGATTCTCGATCTTCAAGACTCTAGATCCTGTTATGGCGATACTCTCAACAGCACGAAATAGTTGCTGCCGATAGTCGACCCCATTTACTCGGATTCCATTGGCAAACCAAATAGTAACAGTTCTGCCAGGGTCATCCATCGGGTAGGATAGTTCCAGGAACTCAGACAATCCTACCTCTACACCTGTCCATAAGCTGGGTGCACCACCCAACGTTGTACTGATTTCTTGACCAAGTGGGAAGGTGTTGTATGGTAGACCCAAAAGTCCTTGTCCACGTGCACTCAAGGCAAAGAATCTTTTGTCGGAGGGTTGAGTGTATATGGCCTTCACATCAATTTCATTCGTACCATTGAATGTCAGATACACCTGGCCACTGTTTTGTCCAGCCAACATTGCGTCAACACGCACCAGCAACAAACTTCTAATGCCACTAAGTATGTCAATGACAACTCCTCCAGCAGTTACACTACCACCACTTTGGGACACAATCTCAAGTGCTATCCAATTAGACTCCGCTGTAGGATTCCGGAACGCCCAAACACCAATAGTCTCGTTGGGCTCCCAGCGAATCCCAACATCGTAAACATCGTTGGTATTAATACTGAGACGATCTGAAGAAACCAGAATAGCGGGCCATTCGTCTACCAGGTTAACAGGTTGCAACCCCCAAGGTTCACCTATACCCAAATCCGAAGGTAACGTACCAGTTCCATCAGGTGGACCTGGTACATCACCAATTTCTTCATACAATGGATTTAGTGCATTATCCCATTGTGTGATCGATGTCTTGAGGCTGGACATGAGATACGTGAGAATGGTCCCGTCTGGATTGGAAAGAAAGATATTTTCAAACCTGACGAAAACCGCAACAGATATTTTGTCTGTATCTCCTGGGGACAACATTGGGGAAAAAACCGACCAGTTTACAACCCCATTATCCTTAGTAGGATCAAAATCTCCCTCAGCACTATGGAATCCATAATCGTTCCTGACCAGTAAGATTCCTCGTTCTGAACACCATCGTACCCTGAATTCCATTTCTTCCGATTCTTTGATATCCCATATCACACTATGTGCCTTGTGAGTTTCAAGACCAGAATAGTCACCTGCACTGTCATGTGATATTATCGTTTTCAGTGCATGCATGCTAGCACAGGAGGCGTGGAATGTTAAAATCATATCACCATTCCATACTTTGAAGGGAAGACTCGCAAATCCACAAGGGGGGATATACGTTCCCTCGGGGGTTTTGATCATCACCCCAGGGTTAACGTTAACACTCATGATCTTCGCCCCTGAAGACATGGCTTGTGATATTTCATACACTCCAATCAAACCATTTCTTCCAGCAAGGTTTTCGAGTATCATTTCGTCTTCTGAGGGGGCTCCGCATATTGATGGATCGATAGACACTTCTGCGAGACATGAGAGTGACAACTTTGGGATGGACACGGGTGTGTCCGTGGTTGAACCTGGTGTTGCCTCTTCTCGCCTTGAAAAAACTAACATCGGGCCCGTATTGGGACGGGAAAAACCTAAATTCCTTAAGGTAGATCCGATAGCGTCGGTGCCCTCAGCGACTATCTTTGAGACCGTAGCTAAGTACGGAATAGGAAACTTGGAGACAGTGTCAGCTACCTTACTGACCTGGAGAAGTTTTGCACTCGCTTTTGTGTGTTTCCTGAAGGTACTCTGGGAAAGATGCATGACTGGCATCCTCACCATAATGCGCAGTAGAAATTTCTTTCCCTTTGGAAAAACTTCGTCAATATTAGTGAGAGACTGTATCCGTAGTTTCCCATGATAGTTCTGATCCTGGAGACTCCTATTGTAGGCTGTCTTATGCCAAACAGTGGGTAACATGAAGTCCACAGTTGATTCCTCTTTCCCAATATTAAAGAGAAAACCGGGCTTGGTTGACTCCGTGTGAGCGTTGTAGAGCCAATACGGTCTTACTTCTTTTTGACCGGCAGGAGTGAAGGAAACCATCAATGTGCCATAAGTAGTAGTAGGCGCAGTACAACTCAAACGTATCTCCACTGTGCCAGTTATAGCATTCCATGATGCAATCTTTTCTTTGATAGAAGGATTGAGGAGATACGATTCCAGAGGTGATACAGTTAGATCCACTGTCACCAGAGGTTGCAACTCGATAGAATGGGTGATCACCCATCTTTCATTAAAGTTCCCTAAATCCAGTGAGGGGTCCGGGGCAAAATTGTCTTGACCCGGTATCGCCGCGTCTGTGGGCGCAGTGACTTCGTTTTCTATACTTTCTAATAGATCTGTTTGAGGGAAGAAAGTACGCCTCAGAAAACGGAAAAAATCCACGCTCCTACTCACAGAGAAATTCCAGGGATTTTCAATAGGCATGTGTTTTGGGCAAGTTTTCCTATTGCCCTTGGGAAGTTCTTCAATAAGGGTTTCCCATTTAATTTGTACCATCCGTGACAATGGAAGATTTTTCTCTTCTACGATGGCACGCAACTTATCTTGTATTGTAATAAAAGTCTTCCTTCCGTAAGGCCAGGCCAAATACAATACTGACTCGATCGTGGAGTAAAGTTGGTCTTCGAGGGATGCAGTCGTTGAAGGGCTATAGGCCTGCATAGCCTTGCACAAGCTGGTAGGTGAAATACACCAAACCACACGTTGTAATTCAGAAAAATAGACCGGTTTCCTCGATAACCAATCCATATCCCAAAAGTTGCAGAATCTCTTTAGTTCTCCTTTATCGTAACTTGTGACCACCATTCCAAGCTTGTCTGCCGTTTCTTTCAAATCAAAAGCATCAAACTTTGAAGGTTCAGAAACAACCATGTGTTTGTCGTCACCCATGTTTGCTGATGCGGTCTTATGAAAGTAGCTCTCTATTTCTTGATTCTTTTCATAGTACGCGTACATGGCTGTTATCTCGTTCCCTGTTCCTCCTATGGCACCAGTTAATAAAGTGCCCGATGTCAGGACTGTCATGACACAGTACAAAACCTCTCTTATCACCAGAAAGTTCGTGCAGTTGTCAGGTGAGAAAGTATCACTGATCTTCTTCTCTTTTTCGGACATTGAGAAGAGATGCTCATTGCACTTGTTGAAAACCCACATTGATGCCAAGCGAATATGGTAATGTAACCTCAGATCCCAGTCTTTATAATCAGTTCCTATGCCAGTACCCGGTCTCTCTGCAGCGCCATCGATATTGAGATGTTCAAAAAGATCATCACCATCGAGACCCTGCAGATCCAATCCCAATCCCAACCTGAAAGTGAAAGGATGTTGCGCCATTACCTGGAGGAGTCGACCATACAACCTGTATTGGGTTACCAAATGGTGGAACTGTCCAGGCATAAAAACTCTCGCTTGTTTACCCTTTTTCCTTAATTCATCTTTAAGGCAAGTGGTGTAAATGGCTTCACAAGATCGCCCTTCGGCAAGATCTTGAAGTTCACGATCTGATTCAGCCCAAACATGTGGCGGTATCTCACCATGGTAGTCGTATTTCTCGGCGTACTTGCGTTTGGTAGTACCATACCCGAGTCCAGCACCGGTAGACCAGTCGAGAAGCTCTTCTACTTCTTTCTTGCTTAGCATGTAGTCTCCGGTTCCAGCTGGGATACAGGACAATACGTGATCCAGATACGCTTGGGTTACGATATCTAAAGTACGCAAGTTGATGTCTCGTATTGGTTGATCGCCAACATTAAGAACATTGTTGTAGCTTTTCTTGGCCATATCGGGAACCTCATTCTTGTCAACCTCATCGCCGAACAGCTCTTCTGCTACGGGTTTAAGAGGACTATCTTTAATCCTTGATCTGTCCAAATGGCCGGAGTTGGGTACTGAACCCAAAACTTGTGTTGGTCCCTCAAGATTCAGGAAGTTTGCAACACTCTTAGGGTGTATGTCTGACACAGGTCCTATAGGAATGATACCCGCTTTCTCTGCGTTTTTCCGAGCCTTGTCATAAAAGGGTGGTGCTGCCCTCCAGATCGTTGCTGCAAATTTCTTCCGACCCTCTTCCAACTGGTTCTGGGTCAGGACTTCACCAACCATAACGCCTTCTGAGAAGCTCCCGCGATGCAAGGCAGCGATATATGGACTCTGTCCTAATTGTGCTGTCCAGACAGAGCCACAATCTCCATCAATACTGTACCCGAGATCAGGAAGATAGTTCCTAAGAGTCGGGGGTTGAACCTGCAAACCGTAAAACTCTCTTTCATCATCATCTTTATCATGATAATCATAGAACAATCCATTACATGTTCTTTTCTTAGAGTTAAGGAAACCATCTCGTCGCGTAGCAAGAGTAACGCAAGTGGATCCTTTCGGTTTGGACTGTGGAAAGTAATCCACAATACAGGATTTGGATCCGCCATGAGAGCAAACGAACAGTGCAGTGTCACCTCCAATTCGCACGACTCTACTCTTGGATATAACCACTTCCGAGAAGAAAGGTTTTCCTTCCTTGTCAATACGAAGAAGAGTCATCGTACTCTCTTCTTCCGGTACAGCATGATAGGTCATAATAGCCCAATTCGCATCTAGTTGTAGCACAGTTGTGTTGTGCCCACACAATTGTGCTGTGAGAAGGTTTTGTTCCAGGCAACCTTCAAGAGTAACCTTTCCTGCTTGAGTTCTTTTTGTCGGGTCAAGCTGAACTTCGACTCCTGCCTTTTTGCCAACCCATGACATAGGTTTATCCCCCCGTTTCGAACCTACCTCTACCTTCTCACCCTTTCCAAGTGAGAACATAGAGGATTGTTTGACATATTTCTGCACCAAGCTCGTACCTGCCATCCGTGATATACCATACGCCATTAGGAGACCCATTGTTGTATTCGCAACTAAAGAGCCAAGGGAGAAATCCATCCCTGCTGTAACCCCACGTTCCTCGATCCGGTCTCTGTGATTCTGGGCTGCCTTCGACGTTAAATAGGCACCTGTACTGATCATCGCGGTAGTACCAAGACCAAGTGGTGTACAACATAAAAATATACTGGTAAACAAGGGTGCAAAAGCAGCAAACCATGGGTTTGTGGAACTAGTAGGCACGATATTAGTAATCGCCTCTCCCAAATGGTATTTAGCTCTACTCGTGATCACAGAGAAATGGGAGATGGGGATCGTTTTCGCGCCTTTCCCGGATTCCAGTGTGAAGACATTGCGTGTGATAGCGTTTACTCGATCTAAGTAAACACTATTAGCAGGTGGAAGCACGAAATAGTCTTCATGTAATGGGGGCCTGTTACATTGGAACCTCATCATCTTGAGGTACTTGATGTAAATACCTGCAGCCCAGCACACTATATACCTATCCGTAGGTGCTTCAACTTCCATTTCATCAAGATATTTAGCAAGGTCAGGGACGAAACCACGCCGCGACCAGATAAAAAACTCTTGAAGGTAGTAAAATACCTGAGGAAGAACATCGGGTTCAATCACTGTAAGACCATGCCATGAGTCCGCTCGTGTGGCTTGTGTGAACGAGGTCAGAAAAGTTGACAAATGTGTATCATTATCATCACATTTAAAGTCCTGTAGACCAAGCAAAGGAGGTAAACTAGTTCGAAGATTTTCATCTGGATTGACAATTCCGATGTCACTCCGCATAGATTTAAGGTATTTCTTCAATCTTTTTCCCTGTGGATCCTGGGAGTGTAATGGTTCAAGTTTCCATCGGTTAGGAGCCAAAGTAGGGATAAACGCCTCACCAATGTTGTCAGTCTCCGGAGTGTAATCTTCCGGAGGCTCCCGCATATCGACATTGTACCCTCCACTGTAAGTCAGGAGTCTGTCTTTGAGTGCGCGCACGAACCGGGTGGCAGGTTTAAACTTTCCATCTTCAGTACACAATCCCTCAATTATCCACGGTGCTATGTCTGCCAAGATTTTAAGTTCTTCTGCGGTAGGTACATTTTCATGGGGAGCATGCTCTAAAGCGAAACGAAACCCATTCATCTCAGCCTGAGCATCACGGGTTAATTTGTCGCGTCCCGATGAGTTCTTGGGATTGTCTTTCCAACGGGTTACGTCATGATATAGACAATTTTTCCAATATTGCTCATCATAGGGGGCGTGAGAAAGTCTATTCCGAATAGATTCATAGTACCTTTTCTCGGCAACATCTTGTGACGTGTACAATTTATTCCTGAAACGCATGTCAATCGTTACACCTCCACGCATGATAAAATCCCATGTCACTGTCGGACCTGGTCTGGTCTTCATACGAACTCCTTCTCGGTCACCAAACATAACTTTTTTCCAGGTTATTCGGGTACCCTCAGTTGCCAGCACTCTTCCATACTCATCTAAAACGGAGTGCTTCCGGCAAGTAGTGTCCATACTACATCCATTCGCGACCATCCAGCAACATATCGCTTTGGCTTTCATTCCAGAGAGTACCATGTTGAAATCACGGGCAGAAGCATGCCTTTGCCATCCTTTCTTTAATATCCTTTGAAAAACTCGTGACAAATGAACGATAAAAATATCGAGAGGATCATCGTTCTCTTTCACCACCTGGAAAAGATTATTGATCTCTTGTTTGTCAGGATATTTGATTTTACTAGTATTCCCTGGGAACTTCTGGACCAACTCTAGACAATCATCAAATCTGCCAATAGGAAGCATTGTAAAGACATTCCGGATTTCCCCAATGCGTGAAAAATTCTCAAGATCCAGTCCAAACATTTGTTTGACACCAGTAACAACAGGTGACTTGAGTTCACACAAACACCCTCCTTCTTTCAAACCCTTGCACTTCTCACACAACTCGTGTGTCATTGACAAGGTCTTGGCGAACTTTTTCTCTTGGTTCTCGAAGTGTTGTAACAGTCGTTCTTTCAGTACAGCAAGAAACTCATTCCTGGTCAACCATCTATCTCCGAAGGCTGGATCTGGTTTTAGATCATAGTCTATCTCAGTCTGCTGGGTGTCACTTGATTTGGTTCCACGTTTTCCTTTACCTTTTGCCTCGACAACCTTGGGAAGCATTGGGCACACCTTAATCTGAAACTGTGTATCTGGGTGTATACCTGTAGTTTTGGCTTTCTCTTCTCGAGAGAGACCATCCGGCCATTTACGTGGGTCAACCCTAGTCGTCCAAATAAAATCTGGTCGTCGAGCAAACGCTCCTGGGGTTGTGATAACTTTCTTTAACCACGGTGGCATGAACTCATTTTCGGTTTGGTTCATGATAAGAGCGTACATCCAAGAATTCTCTTTTTCAGAAAGCTCAGCTTTCCTCCATTGGAATGGGGTTGTATTCTTCATCTGAATAATATCCGTAACCGGGTCCTCTCCAGCAGGAAACTCCGCGCGCTGGAAAACGTCGTCAAAACAAACTTCGGTCGACATTGTTTTCGCACCGTTGTGGTGCTTGGTGTTGAGCCCGTACGTATAAACAATGCGTTCGAGATCCAACCATGCGTGCATCAAAAGTGACAGAACTTGCGCTATAACACTCTTTCCAGTACCAGGTAATCCTTGACCAAAAACATAAAAGGGCTCATATCTTGCTTGACCACGACGTAAGAAAGCTTGAATATCATTGGTGAGCGCGTCTATCTGTCTCACGGCTGCTCCCAATCGTGCACGATTTAAACCGTTTTTTGACAACTTCTGGAGAGTGACAGCCTTCTCTCTTGTCTTTGCGATTCTAGAGATCATATCCAGAATCCTGGTTTGGGGTGGTGCTGACATGTCAACTTTAAGATGGTTCACGAATCCTGCGATTTTAGTGATATTACTATCAACATCCTGACTCCCTGTATGGAAGCGTGAAGTAATATCAGGGTATGCATAGTCCAAAACAATATTACAGAAAAATTTCAGACCATCAACACATCCTTCGAGCGTTGTCATCTCCTTGTTAGCAAAAGCATCACTAACTTCGGCGATGATACCTTCCATACCCTTCTCTTCGTACTTATCACCTAAAGTACCTAGAACAAACATACCGGCGCACAACTTCGAGAAATGTTGCCATCCCTCGGACAAAGCGGCCTCACTGAGGTTATCTAGAAGGTTGACAGTCTCGTAAATAAGCTGTCCAGTACTACTTTCTCGTCCAAGAGAGATTGTTTTCTTTTTCTCTCCTTTCGAAAGGGTGTGTTGGGTAAATCCTTCCCGGAACCTTTTAATAACAGGTATGGGTTCTCCTTTCTCACTATTGACAGTTTTTTCCGCCTGTCCAATGAGATCAAAACCCCAGAACTCGTAAATGTGTTCGCCGTATTTGGTGTAGACGTAACTAGCCACTTGTGAAAGTGTGGCTATACGCCTGGCGTACCTTCGCTGACGAGAAGCATAAAACTCTGGTGACCTTCGAAGTTGTGAGAAGTTCACAGGCTCCTCATCATCGGTCTCTTCCAGTGCATCTCCTGAGTACATAAGATTTACAAAGGCACCGCCAAATTGGACAATATCACATCCAAGCTCATCGAATGTTTCTTTATGGTAGGGAATTTTAATTTCAGATTCCCTAAGCTTGTTCATAATTGTTGGACCAGCATCAGTACAACAAACGGCACACATACAAGCAGTAACAACACAGCACGCACCGCATTTAATACATGCTGTAGGTTGAATAGGTGTTTGAGGGTTATCGCGGTTCATGGATAGACCTTTCAAACTTGCATTAAGTTCTTTGACAGACACTATTTCTTCTTGTACACGTGCAAGAGTCTTTTCCACAGCTTTCATAACTGCGGGCTTTGGTCCACTAATGGTAAATCTCGGAGATTCATTAGTGTAGGTGAAGTGATCACTCACTTCATTGTTTAATAGTTCAGAATCTTGAACTGTCTCCACTTCCGGCTTAGTAATGGTGGAGTTTATGGGGGCACTGCCTCCCTGTGACTTTTCTTTTGAGATTTTGTCCGTACTTCCTCGAATAAAAGACATTGTCATGATTATTTTGGGGGGAGAAAAGTCGGGGCGTCAAATTTGATGATTTGATTAAAACATCGCTAAAACGGACAAGACACACAACTTTTTAAAATTTCCGGTTTCAATATGAAACGTTCATTATCTAAATTATTGTGCTACGCCATTGTTACGGATGCCGTCGGTATTGCTAGAATACTCAGTATCGAACCAGGTCCCCATTAGGGGTCTCAAATACCTGCCATACGCGGTGTACGTATAGGAACTGTTCTAGCTCACAACAGATTACCTGTACCAGTTAGTTGTTGTAACGTTGAAATGTTAACATTTTGTCTCAATAGATTCAATTAACGGTCCACAAATGTTACCATACTGTAATGGTCAACATATAGTTCCAGAATTGGATGAATTCTTGTGAAAACAAAACACCAGTTTCTAACTTTACGTAACAATTCGGTAAAACAGATGACTATCTAGTCGTAAGAGTATGAGATTATCAAATCTTTATAGTGTTTCAAAAATAACCAAAGTATACACTATCTTGGACAATAAAATTGCCACTAGATGTATAGCATCTCTGCTTTCACACTGCAAAGTGCACAGATCTTATTTAAAAGTATCTGTTTGTTCTTATATAAAGAACAAAAAGTGTCTACTGTGTAGACTGGTAGCGTAAATAATATTCGCAACATGTACCAAATGTTAAAACGAAATATGATTGGGTGATAAAATAAGACACTCCTCCTCACCAGTGATGGAGTGAATCCATTGTATTCTTGTTTTTGTAGCCACGGTACAATATCCTACATCTATAGTTACCTATGATATAGAATAGCAAGCAACAAATGGTAATTGCTCGCTGACCCTTATAAAGG